ATGCAATGGCTGGCAATGTGCCAATCTGACTGTGGCTGCGCAGATTCTCGGCGCTGGCCGTGGCGGTCGAAAGCCTGCGCTGCCGTAGCGCCTCGGGCAGCAGCGCATAGGCCTCCTCCAGAAACGCCGCCGCGGCCTCTGCGGTGATTTCCGGCAGATCTGTGATGTCGAGGTCAGCCAGGCCTTCATCCGGCCAGGCATAGGGCGCGCCTGTGTCCGGATGGGTGGCATAGGCGACGAACTGTTGGCCCAGGCAGAGCACCTCCAGCGGATGATGCTTGATGCCCCGGAACGGCGCGGCCGTGCGATAGATCAGCATGCGCTTCGGTGCCTTTCCGATCCGCAGGGCGGGCGTATCGCCCAGCCGGTCGCGCGCCAGACGCTCGATCTGGAGCGCCAATTTGGCGTCCTCGACGATGTCGATGTCGACCGCAGCAACCGCGCCACCAACGATCCCGATGCCGCAATCGGGCCAGGCCGACCAGGTCGTCACCTCAACCTCGGTCGTGGCCCGCTCAGCGTGCCGGTTCCATTCCGGGTAATCCGCCCACGCCCCGCGTTTGAACTGGCCGGGCTTTTTGGTGCCCGGGCCGATTGGCAAAATGGCAAAGCCATTGGTGACAAGACGCGCGCCAAACCGCGCCATGTTGGATGTAGCCGTCATCAGAAAGGCACCTCGGGGGTCATGGCGTCGAGCCGCGTGCGGTCTTTGCCCGCAAGCTCGCGCAGGTGGTCGCAATAGCCGGTGACGACCGCATCGAGGAAGCGGTCCCATTCGGTCTCGGTCAGCGTGGCGAGATCGGTCTTGCCGATACTTTCAAGGTATTCGCCGCCCTGTTGGCCGCCGACAGTCATCGCCTCGCTCTCGTTCGGGGTGGGATCGATCATGCCCTTGCTCCCGTGACAGATGTCCTGGCAGGCGCGGCTGCAGAGGTGCTTGCGGCTTGCGTCCCGCCGACGGTCCGAGACGGCAAAGCCCGCGTTGAACCAGCCAAAGCCGCGAGGTTGCCGGTGGCAGACGGCGCAGAGGCCGGGGTGGGTTTGGCGCATGGATCGAACCTGTAACCGGTGATTTCAAAATAGCGGCCCGAGGGACGGACGGAGATGTCGCTAGGACGTGTAAGGCGGCCTGCCTGCGCAATGGCCTCCTCGACGCTGAGTGGGATGGGGACATCGGGCGCACGCTTGCGCCACCAATCTGCCGCCTTCTGGCGCGCATAGCCCTGATGCTCGATACAGACCCATTCGCTGTAAGATTTGAGCCCGCAGCTATAGGTGACCTTGAGCGAGGGCCGCCCGCCCAGCTTGTCGTGACGGCCGTAGGAGACGCCATGAACTGGCAGCCATTGTGGCGCTTTTGGCGAAAGAACTGGCAGGGCAGCCGCCGTCGGCGCAATCTTCACCTCACGGGCTGGGAATTCGTACCCGCAGTCCGGACATTCGGTGGACGAAAGCGCGATGATGCTTTCGCACATTGGGCAAACCTTGGTGGGTGCATCACCACCACCCGCTTCACCGGGACGTTTGGGCCGGACCAGATCAATCGGCCCGTGGCGACGAACATTGCCCGCAAAATCCAAAATGAGGCAGTTGTCCTTGCCCGGCGCGAGGCGCGTGCCCCTGCCGACCATTTGCACATAAAGTCCGGCGGATTTGGTGGGGCGCAGGAGCGCAATCAGATCGACACCCGGCGCGTTGAACCCGGTGGTCAGCACGCCCATCGACGCCAGCGCGCGAATTTCACCCCGCTTGAACGCGGCGATAATGGCATCGCGCTCGTCCTTCGGCGTATCGCCGAAGATCGTGCGGCAAGTGATCCCCCGGCGCCGGAATTCCTCGGCGACGTGGCGCGCGTGATCAACGCCCGAGCAGAAGGCCAGCCAAGATTTGCGATCCTTGCCGTAGTTCATGATCTCGGCGACCGCCGAGCGGGTGATGGCGTCCTGGTCAACCGCTACCGCCAAGTCGCGGGCAATGAAGTCACCAGCGCGGGTGCCGACTTTTGAGACATCAAGCTGGGTGGCGGGCTGTTTTGAGACCAGCGGGCTGAGATAGCCCTGATCGATCAGCTCGCGCACCGGGGCCTCAAAGGCGATGTCGGTGAACAGCGCCGATTTGCCCTCATGCAACATGCCGCTATCCGTCCGGAACGGCGTGGCGGTCAGACCAATCACCTTCAGCGCCGGGTTGATCGCGCTGAGCGCATCAAGGAAGCGCCGGTACATGGTGCTCGATTTGCCCGGAATCAGATGCGCCTCGTCGACCAGCACCAGATCAGTGTGGCCGATTTCGCGGACCCGGCGATGGATCGACTGGATGCCTGCGAACAAGACGCGCGCCTGCGCCTCGCGCTTGCCCAGACCCGCCGAATAAATACCCGCGGGTGCCGCTGGCCAGAGCCCGATCATCTCGGCATGGTTCTGGGCGATCAACTCGCGGACATGGGTCACGATCAGGATGCGCTGATCGGGCCAGGCTTTCAGCACGCCCTCGATGAAGGCGGCCATCACCAGGCTCTTGCCCCCGGCGGTTGGAATGATCACCAGAGGATTGCCTTTGTTGTTCTGGAAATAGCCGTAGATCGCGGTGATCGCGGCCTGTTGATAGGGACGCAGGGTCAGCATGGCGCAGCCTCCGTGGAACGGGCATCGTTTGACCAGGTGGAGCCATCGGCCATGCGGTAGGTGACGATGTCGTCGCCCGCATTGATGACCTCGCCCGGGACGAGATCGGGGATGAAGAGATGTTTTGGGCAGCCGGCGCGCTGTTCTGCAGGCGCGAGCAGTCGATCATGGCGGGCGCAGTGCCATCCGCCTTCGATCGGCGTCGCGTGCAGGCAGGATCGGCAGGTCACGGCGGTCGCACCACCCTCGTGGCAGGCGGCATGGTGATCGCAGAACCGGCATTCGAACCAGGCCGGATCCTCGCTGATCCGCGTTGGCGGATGCTGGGCAAAGATGACCCGCCCGGCCTTTTCGAGCAGGCGTGCGGCCATCGCGCTGTCAGCCTCGATACGCTCAATATGCAGCGTGTCCGTGTTCTTGCAGACCGCCATGTAAAGCGCGCGGGTGATGCCGGTCAGGTGCATGTAGATCTGCATCTGCGCGGTATGCTGGGGCTTCGATGCCACCACGCCTTTCGCGCTCAGGTCGGCAAAGCTCTTTGCGCCATGCGTCTTGAACTCCAGCACATGCCAGGTTTTGGGGGCCTCGAGCAGGCCGATCCCCACGCCGTCGAGTGAGCCGCCAAAATGACCACCATGGGCCTCCACGCGGATTTGCCGTCCTGTTTCCGGATCAACCTCAAGCACAGTGGCACCGGTGGCGCGCAGGTTGCGGACCATACGGTCCTCCTCCTGTTGCCCGGTCTCAAACAAGCGCAGCAGACGGCCGGAAAAGCGGGACGGTGTGACCCAGCGGAAATCATACCAGAGCGCACGGGCACAGGATTTACCGATGATCGACGCGCCAAGATGATCGCGGAAGCCATCGCCCTGGCGGGCCTCATAATCTGTGTAGATCGCCGTCAGCGTCGGCGTGGGTGGAGCGGGAAGATCAGCCATTACAACCCCTCCCGTTCGCTGCGGGCTTGGGCCTCGGAAAGAATGCCGTTCCAAGTCTCGGGGTCATGGCGCTCACGCAGCACGCCGATCAAAGCGTCCTTCAGCTTTTCACGGCGACGGCGGCCGGTGCCTCTTGCCAGCAATTCGGACCGTTCGCGGCACAGATGCCGCAGCGCGGTGCGGGCCCGGTGGAACCAGTCAGGATCGATGGGCTTTTGACCACGCTGGCGTGCCAGATCGGCGGTTGCGATCTGAGTGCGGATTTTGGCGATATCGTCGTCGAGGTCGATCAGCCGACGCTGGTCGTCAGGCAAGCCGGGGCTGATCACAGCCACAGGGGCTGTGTTTTTCGGTTCAGTCATGGGAGTATCCTCAGATCGGTTTGGGCGCTGCCCCGTCAGTCAGGGATGCGGAGCAGCGCGGTTGATCAGCCCTTTTTGTTCCAAGGCGCAGAGGCCATCTTGACGGGTGCAGCGGCATGCGTTGTGGGCGGTGCTGCTGGCGTTGCAGCAGGTTTTGC